ATGACAAAAGTTATTCACGTACATTTACTCTACGAGAAGAAGAATTACTATTTCGGTAGCCTCTCAGCCATCTTTGACGTGTTGACGGAGGCAGAAGTCGGGATCACCAAAAGCAGCCTTCTACACGCTGGAATGACCGACGGAAGCTGCAAGATAACCAAACGGGCGATGATTATCCAGTCGCACCTGATTCGTGCTTCTAAATAGTTGTTTTATTAGTGTTTAAGTCGTATTCAAACGGCTTCCCTTATGATAGCGGGTTTCCTACCGGTTTGAACGGTCGGAAATACCGCTTTTTTTGTGTTGGGAGGACGCTTGGGAGGACGTTTGGAGGGACATTTTGAGTATTACAAAAACGAGAAGTATTAAAAGGGAGGACATTTGGGAGGACAAAAACACAATATATCTTGCTTGATTTCGTAATACAAACTATCCTAAAACGGTAAAAATATATGCTTTTTGCCATTATTAGTGGTGGTAAATTTTATGATTTTACTATATTGGATAGTATGTAATATTGATTAAAAATCAATAAACCAATGTTTTTACATATATTTATCTCTACAAATCATTCGCTTTTTGTATTTACTTCCGTATTTGTATAGCTCCATTACTATATTCTTTCATTACACAACCTAATACTAAATCAATATGTTGGATTGCGTCTTTGGGAATAGGAAATGGGGCATGAATTTGACTCCCATCCGGATAGGTCTCTCGATTGGTACTATAAGCCATAAAATAATCGCCCTTGTCTTGTAGTTGCTTTGTAACACGATATTCTGTAGTTTCGATTACATAGTTACGTCCATTCATAATAAGACGTGTATCGTGCACCCGTTTTAAAGCAAGTATAGAACCACTGGGATATTCTACCATACTATCACCATAATGCCGTATAGCGGCTGTTGCTTCAGGAAACCAGTCTCCTGCATCTATCCACTCGGATGGGTTGGAAGGATCTAATGTTGCTATGTGATCATTTATTCCACCGATAGTAGATATATCATCGTAAAATGGAATCCGATTCTTTTTAGCCAACACAACTTCTGACAGTCCCTCACCTTTAGCTGCATCTATCTCTTTGGCCAGCGATTGTTGGTCATTTTTCAACATCGAACCACGACCAGTAAGAAGCCATTCAGGGTTGAGTTCTGGAAAAGCATAGAGTATTTTCTCGCATTTATCTGAGCCAATATTCTCACCTTTATCTAAAGCACCATTGGATAGCCCAGATTCTTGATAGAATCTATACTTGCTAATCCCTTTATTTTCAATAAATTGTTGTATTCTTTGAACTGTACCCATAATTTTATTAGTAAATTTACTCGCAATTTATTTTGTTATTAGAATATTTACTATTAATATTGCAGCGTATTCAAAATATGAACACGCTCCAAAGATACAAAAAGGAGAGCATATAGACGAATATTAGAAGTAAAACTAAAAAAATGATAAGATATGAAAGATGAAATTAAGAGGTGGAAAACCCAAAGTGTAAAACATAAAATCGCCATGTTGCTAATTATGGACGGCATCAGTTTTAGTTACAACGAGGAGGACGGAATTACTTTCTCGGCTCCTGATTTTTATGTACAAAATATGGTGCGCCGCTTGATGAATTGCTACGGGTGTAGTTTGAAACCGATTATTAACGAGATAAAATGATGTAGCAAATGAAAGCGATTAAGGTTTCAGTGGATTACCACGAGTGGTCGAAGGTCGAAGGCTTTTTAGACCGGTTCAGAAATGAAGACGATACTTTCGCCTATATGGTGGACAACGTAACGTTTATAGCCGTGTTTGACGGCGAGTGCGCGATGGCCTATTTCAAGGCAGAGTTAGCCGGGGCGTTTGAGGATGAGGTGATTATTGTTGAACTTAGATAAATTAAAAAATTATGGACACAAAAAAAGAGAAGATGGATAAAGTGTCCATCCTCCGAGAAAAATTAAAAGAATATCATAATGCGGAGCAAAATCTTATGGCCAGCCGTACTTCTCTCTGTGAAGTAGAATTGGAAAACTATCAAGATTCCTATATATGGTTACGCCTCCCGTCTCCGGATGTAGATTCTGATATTCTTGAAAGCCGGATTCGTTCAAATATCGAAGACTTTCCGAATACGTGTCTGGCTGGTATTCTGGAGACAATATTAAGAAGCGTAGTTCCCAAAGATATTCATCTGAACGGACTGGCAATCTATAAAACAGGTACTCTTTCTCACTTCTGTATCTCAGGTTCAATTTCTTTAGAAGAACTCCAAAAGATGCGCGAGTACTTTCTAAAGTTTTTCTATCGGGAAGGCGAAAAGAAAATCGATAAATAAAATCAGTCATGATGTTTTAAATATTGGTTTACATGCTACAAATGTAGCAAAACTTCCGTGGTTCGTGAGAATAGCGGAAGACTTTTAATAAGGTAATGAATTAAAAAACAGATATAAAATGAAGAAACGAATCATAGTAGAACATGGGGAGGTGAAGCGGATCGCTTTGCTGATGAACTGTACCTACGAGATGGTGTCGCATTCGCTGGCTTACCGAAAGGACACCAAGCTGGCGAAGGCGATCCGGAAAATGGCTTTGATGCGTGGCGGCGTCGAAGTGGGTGATGAACCGGTAAATAACATGGATCATGAAAACGATGTGGCAGGAATTGTTCAAGGATGAACTGGAGTGGTGGAAATCACTTACCGCAAGGCAGAAGTTTTATGTAGGGTATTTTCTTTTCAGTATCACCCTGCTACTCGGAACAGCCGAAGGGAATCCTTTATGGGTAGTTGTATTGGTCGTGTTGAATTTCTGCAATTCTGCTCGACTGGCAAAAAGAGTTCCGATGGATAAAATGAAAGAGTATTAAAGAAAAAACAACCGAGTGATGGAATATTTCAATAACGAACTATGCGTAACCTATGAGGAGCTTACTTCTGGTGATGATCCTGTTATAAAGTATCAGACTTTAAGGAAAAACATTACCAGAGGAAGAATCCGAACCGCCCAACGTGGCGGCGGCGAAGGCTCCTGCGCATTGATTATCTATTCCTCGCTCCCTGAAAAATACAAGGTTCGTTTCGTGGAAAGGGAAGGCGATCCGGAACAAATATTAAAACAACAGCGTATGAGAGACAGGGTAAAAATAGACGACAAGGCACGTACATTTTACGAGGACTACCGGTACGAAATGAACGGTGTGGAAACCAGCCTTAGCGACAAGCTGAAAGCGGAATACACGTTGAACGCCTCGGTTCTGAACGCGCTTATATACGACCTGGAGGACAAAACCACCAGCCGGAAGATGTTGGGCAACAGCCTGGCCACCCTATGGGAAAGCGTAGTCGCTACCAGTGAGAACCTGCGCGAGATATACCACCACACCTTGCCGAATAATCTTGCCCGGCTTAGGGAAAAGATCCGTTTTTATAAGAAAGCGGGGTATATATCCCTTATTTCCGGGAAGGTCGGTAACAAAAGCACCGTCAAGATTATTCCGGAGATGGGTCGCCAACTAATCGCCCTGCGCCGGAGCCGGATCCCGGTCTATAACTATGCGCAAATATTCAATGAAATAAACCGCATCGCATTGGAAAAAGGCTGGAAGCCGCTCAAAAGCAAACGTAGTATGGTGCAATGGTTCGAACGCCCGGAAATAGAGCCGCTTTGGTATGACGCCGTATTCGGCGAAATGGCGGCCCACCAACGTTACGGCAGGAAACACAAGACGAAACTACCCGACCGGCGCGATACTCTCTGGTACGGCGACGGTACGAAACTGAACCTATATTATCGGGACGAGGACGGAAAGATACGCACCACGATGGTGTACGAAGTGATCGACGCGTACAGCGAGGTTCTTCTGGGTTACTATATCAGCGACCACGAGAATTTCGAAGCGCAATATAATGCCTACCGCATGGCAATCCAGGTGAGCGGGCATAAGCCTTTTGAGATTGTGCACGATAACCAGGGCGGACATAAGCGGTTGGAAAAGGAGAAAGCGAAAGGGAAGGACGTAGAGCCGGAACCGGGATTCTTCGACCTGATATGCCACATCCACCGCCCGACCGCCCCATATAGCGGCCAAAGCAAGACGATTGAAAGCATATTTGGTAGGTTTCAATCGCAGGAATTACACAAGGACTGGCGGTTTACCGGTATGAATATCACGGCGACGAAAGCCGAAAGCCGTCCGAATTTGGAATTTATCGAAGAAAACAAGGACCAACTTTTCACCTTGGACGAACTGAAAGCCCATTACGCCGAGGCACGCCGAGCCTGGAACGCGGCTCCACACCCGGCAACCGGTATTCCCCGCATCGAAATGTACGAAAAGAGCGAGAACGAGGAAACCGACGTGGTAACGGTTCACGACATGGTGGACATTTTCTGGATCTGGACGAAACGCCCGGCCACTTTCACCGACCAGGGCATACAGATAACCATCGGCAAGCTGAAAAAGACCTACGAGGTATTTGCAGTCCCCGGAGAACCAGACCACGAGTGGCGGCGTAAAAACACGTACCGCAAGTTCTATGTCAAATACGATCCGAATGACCTCCGGAGCATCCGCCTGTACTGGAAAGACAATGCCGGGCAGCTCCGGTTCGAACGGGTGGCGGAACCTTACATGGTTATCCACCGCGCCATCCAGGATCAGGCGGAAGGCGAAGCCGAATTTATCCGTCAGGAACAGGAAGCGAATATCCGCGACCGCATCGAACGCCAGGTGATAGCCAAGGAAATAGAATACGCTTACGGTGTGGCTCCGGAACAGAACGGTCTGAGCACCCCGAAACTAAAAGGCGTAACCAAAGAGGTGCAGCGTGAAATCGACCGGAGAACCGGAAGATATAGCCGGGATCCGGAAGAAATTGGGCTGGGCAAGGCTACCAAGAAAGCAAGCCTGCTTGACTGGAACCAGTTGAGGGAAAACAATGAGGTGGACCGGCGGAAAGTAGCCGGGAAACTTTGAGAATTGAAAATTGAGAGTTGAAAATTGAAAATTATTATACAATGGAATCATTAAGTACCAAAGAGAAAGACGCGATCCGTGAGGCACTCCGGGCATACGTCGCCAAATATCCGAGCCAGAACAAGGCGGCCGGAAGTCTGAAAAATACCAGTGTCGGGACGATCAGCAGCATCATGAACGGCAAGTACGAGAATATTTCGGACGATATGTTCCGGAATATCGCCTCGCAGGTAGGCAGCGGAAAGACCGAAACCGGCTGGCAGATCGTGGAAACGTCCGCTTACCAGGAAATAAGCTACGCCCTGGACGACGCCCAGCACTGGCGCAACGTAACATGGGTGGTCGGTGAAGCCGGATGCGGAAAGACGACGACGGCACGCCTTTACACGGAAGAACATAAGGAGGTTTTCTATATCCTTTGTTCCGAGGATATGAAGAAAGGCGACTTCGTACGTGAGATAGCCCACAAGGTCGGAATCCGGACAGACGGGCACAATATCCGCGAAATCTGGGGATTGATCCTGGACGACATTATCCAAATGGAAGCCCCCTTGCTGATATTCGACGAAGCCGACAAGCTGACCGAGCCGGTGTTTCATTACTTCATCAGCCTGTACAACAAGTTGGAGGATAAAAGCGGGATCATCTTCATGAGTACCGACTACATCAAAAAGCGGATCGAGCGGGGTTTGCGTTACCGGAAACCGGGTTATAAGGAGTTTTTTAGCCGTATGGGGCGGAAATACTTTGAACTGGAAGAAACCTCAGCCACCGACGTGTATTCCATCTGCGTGGCCAACGGACTGAGCGATAAAAAGAAGATAGACGAAGTGATCCGCGACGCCGAACCGTGCGACTTCGACCTTCGCCGGGTAAAGAAAGCCATCCACCGGGCAAAACGAATGAATGAATAAGAAAAACAACCGTTCAAACGGCATTTGAACACAATTCGAAAAGGTTATGAAACGAGCATTGAGCGTAAAAGACATATTGGATAAGAAATACAACACCTTCCCTTTTGAGGGGAAATGGAAAGCCGCTTTCGGCACGCCGGAACGTGTCGGAGTATGGTTTATTTGGGGTAATTCGGGCAACGGAAAAACATCGTTTGTCATGCAACTGTGCAAAGAACTTTGTAAATACGACCGGGTGGTTTACGACAGCCTGGAGGAAGGAGCCTGCCTGACGGTGCAGAACAACCTCCGGATGCACGGCATGTCGGAAGTGAGCCGCCGGTTGGCTTTCATACAGGAAGATATGGAAGCCCTGAAAACAAGGCTTCGCCAGCATAAGAGTTACAATATCGTCGTAGTGGACAGTTTTCAATACACCAGGATGAGTTACCGCGACTACATCACTCTAAAGGAAGCCTTCCCGAACAAGCTGTTTATCTTCATCAGCCACGCCAAAGGCAAGAACCCGAAAGGCGATGCCGCCGAAAGCGTGATGTACGACGCCACGTTGAAAATATGGGTTGAAGGCGGAAAGGCATTCAGCAAAGGCCGGTTTATCGGCGAAACCGGCGAATACGTCGCTTACCCGAAACTGGCCGAGCGGTATTGGAGTGATAAGAACGATTCAAAAAATGAAGGCAATGAATAAGACAACGATTTATCAGTTGGGTATGGAGCCCCAATACGCCGCCCACGTGCTCCTGCTTTGGAACGAAGGCGAATACCCTTGCGATATTCGGGTGCGGCGGGCACGGACGGTCGGGCTGATCGTGATTGAGATAGATAACCTGGAACTGGCAAACAAAATAGTGGACGCCACCCGTTGCCAGGTGGCAATAAAAGAAGTCGAACAACATAAATCATAAATCCTATGGACACAACCATCGAAGCAATCCTGAACGACGCAGTGGACCGGGCTTTGGCCTTTTCAAGTCTTGACCAGTCATTTATTTATAGCGAACTATCCGACCGCTTCGCCGAACTTTCGCATGGAGCATTAATGAGTGAATACGGACTAAAAGAGGAGGATTTCGAATGAAAGCACGCAATTACGCCCGGTTTTACACCCTCCTGAACCGCCTGCCTACAACGGATCGGGACGAACTGAAAGCGACATTGGTCAGCCAATATACCGGCGGCCGGACCGAATCGCTCCGGGAAATGACGACAAAAGAGTACGACGCCATGTGCGACGCGATGCAACAGACCGCCGGAGGCTACCGGGCGCGGGAAATCTACCGGGAGGAACTTCGTCGGAAACGCTCGGCGGTACTGAGGCAACTCCAGAAGATAGGTGTCGATACGACCGACTGGAACCGGGTGGACGCTTACTGCATGAATCCCCGGATTGCCGGTAAGGAGTTCCGGAAGCTGACCGCCGAGGAACTGGACACGGTAAACATCAAGCTCCGGATCATCCAGCGGAAAGAGAAAGAAAACAACAACGATAATCAACTTTTAAACTGACAGAATCATGGAAGAAATGAAACAGACAGTCGAAATGACAGCCGAAGAACGGCAAGAGTATGAAGCATTCAAGGCGGCGCAAGCCGAGAAGAAAGCCAAGGAACAGGCAAAGCGAGACCGGGAAGCGTACAAGGAACTGGTGGACGAAACCATCGAACAGGTGATTCCGGAACTGCAATCGGTCAGCGGTCGTATCAAGGTCGCGAAAGAATGGGTATTAGACGAGTTCCGCCGTGTAATCGATATGAAGTCGGAAGTTTTGAAATTGAAGAAAGACGGCCAGCGGTCGGACACCTTCACCAATACGGCGGGCGACAAGCGTATCACGGTCGGTGTTTACACAACCGACGGCTACCGCGACACGGTGGAAGACGGTATCGCCATCGTAAAAGAATACATCGAAGGGCTGGCGAGCGACGAAAAGACGAAAGCCCTGGTAAAAATGGTGCTCCGTTTGTTGGCCCGTGATGCCAAAGGCACGCTAAAAGCGAGCCGGGTGGTCCAGCTTCGGAAAATTGCGGAAGAAACCGGTTCGGAACGTTTCATGGAAGGCGTTCAGATCATCGAGGAAGCCTACCAACCGGCCATCAGCAAACAGTTTATCCGGGCTGAGGTGAAGAACGAGAACGGAGCATGGGTCAGTATTCCTTTAGGCATGACGGAGGCATGAGCAAGCAGCAACCTGTATTATTTATCCAGCCGCCGATGTTCCCGAAGGAACTGCCCACGGAGCAAATGGAGTTCAGCGGCTTCAAATGTACCTACTGCCACGGCAACGGCTGGTTTTGGGGAATGGACGACTACGGGGAAAGTGTCAAAGAGGAATGCCCCGTATGCCACGGGAAAAAGCGGCTGAAAGCGGTCGTAACAATCGAATGGAAAGAAGAACAATGAAAACTCAAAAACGTATGAACAATATTTTAGAAAGATTCAGAAGAAAACAAGCAAAACGGCCGGCAACACCACAACCGGCCAGTGTGGAACCAAGCCCAAAACGCGAACGGGTGATCCCGCCGCATATCGTGGCTTGCAAAGTCTGTGAGGGCAAAGGCACGAAAGACGGTGAAACCTGCCCCCAGTGCAAAGGCTCCGGGCGTGTGATCGTGTCGTGCGAGGTAACGACTTACATAGCTGCCTATGTCCCGGAAAAAAGGTAACTATATTTCAATCAAAAAGTAGTGAAACTTTGATTGAAATGTAGTGAACAAAAAGTACAAAAGTAGTATCACTTCAAAAACAACGTAAAAATGAAACGAGTACAAGGAACCGAAGGCGTATCGCTCATGGAGTGTATCAACGCCGACCAAAACAAATGGAACGTCCGCTGGGACGTTCAAAACAACCCGGAAACCGAGGAAGGGCATCCGGCGGGTGTCAATTACATGGAAGAAACCTTCCTGTTCAAACCGGATTTGAGCGACGTGCAGTCGGTCATATCAATCTGGTGCGGCGGGGAAGATCCGGAAGGTTGTTTCGTGCTGGACGGTAAAACCATCCAGCTTGACCTGAACGATACCTTGCTTCTCCGGGATCAGGCCCAACAAGCGGAAAAGAACGGCGAAACAACCGTCCCACTTATCACCAACGCCGGGGTGGTCGAGATTGCCCCCAAAGAAGCACTGTTTATCGTGGACCGTATGCTGACTTATATTTCGGCCTACCACCAGAATATCAACAACCAATTGGCGGCCATCGAAAAGGCGGAGAGTATCGAAACGCTGCTTGCTTTCGACTTTCAAGCGGGTTATCCGAAGCCGGACACGATGACGCTCCAGGAAATCCGGACCGCCATCGCAAACCGACCAGCCACCCTGGAACAACAAGCTATCCTGTTCGCCCGAATGACAATCAACCAAACGGATTTGTCGAACAACGACGCGCTGGCCGTAAAAGACCTGCATCCGGCGTGGGAATCGTTTATCGGCAAGGAAATGAAGAAAGGGACACGCTCGGTGTATGAAGATAAATTATTCCGCGCCCGCCAAGATGTCAATCCTGTATTGGAGAACCAGCCGCCCAGCATTGATACGGCGGCCTTGTACGAAGAAATCAACGAAGAAAACGCCGGTACAATCGACGACCCGATACCGTATAACAACAATATGGAGCTGTTCGCCGGTAAGTATTATTCGCAAAAGGGTGTGGTTTACAAATGCACCCGTAATACAGAACAGGCAGTTTATCAGGATTTGGCCGATTTGGTGGGGATTTATGTGGAGAAGGTAGAATAATTAAAATTTAATATTATGGGATACGATTTAATACCAAAGAGAAAAGAAGTAAAAGCTAAAAGCGGAATGATATTCACGTGGCCGATTATTTTGCAAGAAACAGGAGCCGGTTATTTGTTCGGATATGGGGTGAATACTTTTGATCCCGGCAGGTACATATATGACGGTTCCCGCCCTAATGGCAGTCCGGTGAGCTGCGATGGCTTTGATGTATCAAAAGAAGAAGCGCTGATTATGGCACGGCTTTTCAGGGGATACGTTTCTGTAAAACGTGAACTGAGGGAAAGATGGGATAATAAACAGGAAGAAGATAGGGTTCTGATAAAATCTTTTCTGGGTAACAATGCCGAGCCTCCTGCCGAAGTCTTTTTGCAAAAAGTAGAAGATTTAGCGGAGTTCTGCGAACAATCGGAAGGGTTTAATATATGGTAAAGTTATCTGATCAAATGGACCTAATCCAAAGTGTTTCCCAATGTATCAAAGATGCGGAAGGAACAGCGGAAAGATTGAAAGAAGAAAGCCCCCGATTAAGAAGTATGAGGTCGAAAGTGAACAATAAACGGAGTTATGATTTCTTTATAGCTGTCGCATACCACCTGAAACGGTTGCAGCAGTTAGAAACGGAAAAGGAATCGAGCCATGAGTAAGAAACTTTCATACCGGATAAGGTTTAAGGATGGAACCTGGCTGAAAAAGGGCTGCCCCCGAAACCACAGAGGGATAACATACTCTATGGAAAAAGTCAGTAAGCCTTCCGAGGCCAGGGTGTTCAAATCTTATTCGGAAGCCGATAAGGTGAGGGAAATACTTATCAGCATTGTTTTCGGTGAGGAATGCGAAATAGAGATTATCCCGGAGTTTGAAAATCCCAAAGCCCAGTTAAGACAGTTACGCAAAGGGGATTGTTTTATGCTCTACGGAAACCCTTATATTGTAATACGGACTTATTGGAGTAAAACAGGATTGTTTCGGATGAAGAAATACATCTGCAAAATGAAGTTTGATGAATTGGAATGCGGCTTCATCTCGGATGTTGAAGTCTATCGAATTTCGCGTTTACTGTTCGATGCACTTGTGCAAGGAGAGCAACAATAATATACAAACGGCGGGAAGTGTAAAACTATCCCGCCGTTTATTTTGTAGTAAGTTATCATTTAACTACTTTTGTACAACAACTCATAATCAGGGATAAATGGAACTGAAAGGATGCTCATACGCCCGTCGGGTGGCCGAAGTGAATGCCATTTACGACGAATACGCCAAAACCGGCTTGTCGAACCGGGAAATTTGGCGCAGGTACATTTATCCCATTTACGGCATTTCGGAAAAGACTTTCTACAACTACATCAACGCCGCGACCAAGCCCGCCGTTATCGAAAAACAGCGGGAATTGCAGCTTAGTTTGTTCGGGTGACAAATTCGGGCGGAACCGGATGTTTGACCAGCTTTTTCACCGCCGAATCATCGTACAAAAGGGTTTGATAGACTTCCGTATCGTCCAATATTTCCTCGTGGTCGTGGCAAGGGATGGACGCCGACCGCTTGAACGATCCCCAATATTCGCCGGTGAACCCGTGCAGGCAGCGGTTTATCTTGTCGAGCAAATCCAAATGGAACTCCTCGCCGTCGTACCCTTCCGGCTGGGCGATCGTCAGGACGTGCAGCCCGACGGTCAGGTCAGCGTCCTGTAATCCGCCTTGCTGGTGTCGCCATGCCAAACGCCCGAACTCCACAAATACGGCGGGCATCGGGAAATGCGCTTCCTCCTCGATAAATTCTACCTGCCGGTTCCACAATCCGAAATGTTTTATCGCGTAATCGGGCGTTTCTCCGGCTTCTACCATCTGTTTGATACGTTCTTCCGATACCAATATGATGTCGCCGCCGTCGGCCAGCAAAAGGCGCGACAGACGTTCTTTCAATGCTTTGTAAAGAATCTTTCTCATTTGTCTATGATTGGGTGTCGTTTTAAATAATCCTCGAAGTTCTGTTCGGTTATTTCCCGGATGATCCGGTCGGTATTGCGCCCGGTTCCGATAAAGCGGCGTTCGGGGATCTTGACGGTGGAACCGACTTTTTTCAATGCCATCGCCAGATAAAACTGTTCCTTTTCGGACAGTGCCCGGTTCCGCTTGTTGCCTCGGCGTTCGCCGTTCTTCTTATATTGATATTTTCCTCTTATCTCTTTGAGTTTGCCGAAGAAATAACCCTTCATCTTCCGGGTAACTTTAATTTCCCCGCCTTCGTTATGAATCTGGGCGTATGGTTTGGAAGACGAATAAACCAGTTCGCCCCGTCGTTTCCGGCTCCGGATGCTTCGGCGCAGCCCGCCGGTGCGTTGCAGGAGTGAGCCGACCCCGTCGTCAAACTTGCGCTCCGGCCATTCTTTTTCGTCAAAGAAGGCTTCCCGCTCGAAATTCCGGTCAAATTCCTCGTCAAACTCGGTTTTGATGTCCTCTATCGACCGGTCGATGACTTCTTTCTTAAAATCTCCGTCCATAGGATTGGGTTTTAATTTATTAGTTCGTATATTTGCGATATAAAAGCATTGGGCGTGTGGGCCGACCTTGCGTATGGCATAAGTGGTCGCCGCCTGGTGCTTTTTTATTATCTGATCCGATCAGTAATGGAATAAAGAAAGTATTTGACTTTTACTTTCCCTTTTTCGTCTATACCGGTCAATTCCGCGACATTCAGATAAACCGTTTTCCCGTCGATCTTGCCTTTGAAATAATGGAAACGCCGAATATCGTCCTTCCTTTCGTGGATGAGCGAATCAGACGATTTTATATAGGTGGATTCGGCCAATACCTTATCCAGTGTAGCCAGGTGCTCCCGGCGTAAAGCTGATGAACGGCCGAAAGAATCGCTGTACAGATGCTTGTTGCCTTCCTTCCGGAATCCGATATTTCTTTTTACCCCGTCTATCTCCAGCGCAACCTTCTTTTTCAAAAGCGGCTGCATTTCCCGAAGGTAGTGCTTCCGTTCGATGGCGGCCTGAGATTTGGCGATGTCCCCGGCGCATTCATGAATGATCGGACAGGCGGCACAAAGTTCGTTGCTGGGAATCTTTGCCAGTTCCAGCCCGTTCTTTTTGCATATGGCACACTTCTTTATTGTGTACGAGTTATAAGCCGGATAAGCCGCCCGCTGCTTACCCGGATTGAACCGGAACATCTCGGCATATTTGCCCTCGGTCGCCTTGTCTCCGGCTTTCATGGCCTCGCCACTGTCGGTAGCCGGATATTTGGCGGCACGTACCTTTTGGACGGTACAACGGCAGTTGAACCCGTTCGGCGGGTAATACTTATCCCAGAACGGATCGGAAGACGGTAAGGTTATACCGTTCAGTTCCTGATGTGCCGGGCGTACCTTCTTATCCCCCGCGGTACGGTACTGGAGCAAATAACGACCGTCCCCGTCATCCTGCTGTTCTTCCCATTTGGCCGCCATTTCCGCACTCTGTATAGCGAAATTATATTCCGTCTTTAGATAGTGCTTGTTGTAGGTATCATTAATCTTTTGAACGTCGTTTGAAAAGCGTTCAAACGGCTTTAGATCGCCGTTTTCATCCAGCAACAGGTTTGCCGCTTCCTTCATCTCGTGAAACGTTTTGAATCCGGAAAACACACCGGCACTTTCCCGAAGGCTGGAGACCATCACCTCCGACGGCGATTCCTGCACAACGCCCCGCTCGATGCCTTTGGAAAGGTAAGCGGCGGTTTCCTCAATCAACCGACGAACCGGCTTTTCTTTTAACATGCCCGCCCCGAAGATACGTTTCCCGTGCAGCCACTTCATCACCTTTTCGAAGGCGGATTCAACGGCGGACGTGTCCGGATAATCGTCGGCAGCCAGTTGCAGGTTCCCATCCTGATATAACAGGTCGATCCTTTTGTGCAGCCCCACGTAATCGGCGGGGCTTAGTCGAAAAAAGGGTGTGCCAGATGTGTAGAAGTGTCCGCTTTCTTTTTACCGATGATGGGTACACCGTATTTGTCGATAAAATATTTCGGATCGACTTCGTACCGGTCGGCAATCATCTTTTCGTATTCCAACTGCTGTTCCGGCGTGTAGTCCACGCTGTCGTCCCACTCGAAGTGCAACCCTTTTACCGGGAAACCGTGCTTTGCCATGCGCGGCAGAAGCTGGTCGTTTACGATGTCTTTCACGAGGTCGGCGTCCTTTTCGACCACGTTCTCGAATACTTCCAAATGTACTTCCGACTGCGAAAGGCTGCTTCCGTTGTCAATGGTCATTGTTTGGTTTAGTATTCCTTTTGACAGTTCCGAGTTGGCGCGGTCTATACGCTTGTCATAGACGTTGAAGGCGTCGCCCCGTGTCGTTTCCTTGATGTCAATGTCGGTTCCGTCCGGGAACAGTCCCCAAGCGGCCGCCCCCATCGAAGAAAGCATGTTTTCTATTTGGCTGCGGTCTTTCGGATCGCGTGCCGTCGTTTTGGCGATACGGATCGGCATCCCGAATATTTCCCCGAACTGGTCCCAATAGGCCAGCATATTCTTTTTGGGGATGGTCTGTGTAGCGGCTTTCAGGTATAAGCCTAAATCTTTCGGTTTCCCGGCTTCCACCACCCAGTCGGCCATCGGCCCTTCCCGATAGGGTACGCCTAATCGCCATTCGTCGCCCTGTTCCCGAATGATTACGCCATATTCCGGTATCACGTGCTTGCGGTTGACCAGTTCCACGCCCGTGTAACGCATTTCCCCGTCCACGCTGATTACATCGCCCAACTGGATAAGCGAATGGCCCCAATAGCGGGAATCCAATATATAACCGACCAGATCCTTGAACCATACCGCTTCAAAAAGCCGGGTGGCATCATCGTTCTGTTTCCCTTTGGCATCTACCAGTTTGAAGCCTTTCTTTTGGACGAATCCCTTACGCTGATCCACACAGCCGACCAGGTGCAAATCCACTTCCACGTCGCGGTAAATATCATACAACCGTTCCCGGCGCGGGTTTTCGATGTCGATAGCCTGTTGCCATGCCTGGCGCCAGGAACGCATATCCTTTTGCGTCAAGGCTTCGGCCTGGAGTTTCAGTTCGACGGTCAGCGACTGGAGCCGATGACGGTCTTTGGTCGATGCCAGGTTGAACCCGCCTATCCTCATGCCGGGATTATATTTGTTTCTTTTTGCCATAATCTACCATATATAAGTATTCTGTATTCCGGAACCCCATTTGACGGGGTTGTTCACATCCTCTTCGCCATCCTCGCCGGTTACGGTCGGAAGGTCGGGAATTATCTTGCCCGCCTGTACGCCCTCCAGCCATTTGATGGCAAGTTCGTAACGCTCCTTCCTTATTTCGTGTCCCATTTTATTGGGAAGCCACGCAGAAAGATGGTACAAGGCCACATCCGAGGTACGGAGCACGATGATATTATTCCGTTCGTCCCCGGTGGCGGCGAAAATCTTCTTCACATCATACCGGCTTCTTAAATAACCGGATACTTCTTCAATGGCCATCTGCTCGGCGGTTTCCCGTTTTTCTTCCGAACATTGCTGTAATACGTTCAGCGCGGTATTGCTGGCCACGATATAATCTTCCTCCGTCAGAAACATAGGCTTACCCGGTTATAAGGATGGCTTTCTTTTCCAGATCCTGGATGGTCGTACCTTTGCGGAACTTCCTGCTCCGGATCATCGTTTTCAATTCCTGTTTGGAATATACTTTCGGCACACCGGCCACCAATAAAACAAGGTATTTCCGGCGGCTCGCCCTGGATAGTTCGTCGGCCAGTCTGATGGCCCGCCTGATCCTGTAATTCAGGATAAAATCTTTGATAAACTGTCTCATTGTCTTACCACATATTTTTAGGGCTTCGGCGTGTACCGAAGCTCGGTTTAAACTTCTGCACTCTTGAATGTTTCTGCAACACATAGATTGCCCCTTCGTCCGCGTCGGGGCCGTCGTCGTGCGTGCTGCTGCCTTTTTCGATGGAAAGCGTCTGTTCGATACCGGTCAGCATATCCGGATCATTCTGTAAATCCTCGTTGTAAAAGATAAAGCCACGTTCCCAAAGCGGCGATACCGCTTCGATACGCTGGAATTTGTCCGGCTTCTTGCGTTTGTCGGCCTGTATGGGTAACTGGTAACCGCGAAGGTTTCCTTCTTCCTCGAAATCGTCGAGCAGGGTGTCTTGCAGGAAATTCGCCTCGATCATATATTTGCAGATAACCCCTTCCGGCAGGCTTTCGTGCAAATCATAGAACCAACGTACCATCTCCGCGACGGAACATTGTCGGACAAAGGCTCGGAGGTGGTGCAGTTCCGTTCCGACCTTGGCCCAAACCTTAATAGCTTTATAGTCGTTCTTGCTCGAACCTTTGAACGAAGGGTCGCAATAGGCGATAATCTCGTCGTATTTGTCGAGCGGCAATATCTTTTTCCACCGGATCCAGTCCTTACGAAATACGGAACCTTCCTTAATCGGGTTGTTCATGTATTCCTTTTCAAAGGCCCGGTAACCCATAAACTCGCGTTTTTCCTGAATACGTTCCGGTGTCCAGTATTCCGGCCAGGTGGATTTTCCGTTTTTATCCAGGACATTTACCTGGCTAACCTCTACGCCTTTCGACGCAGCTATATTGGCCAATACGCTACATTTGCTGATCAGGTTACCGACCATGATAAAACGCCCACCTTCGGCTCCGAACGCTCCAAAAAGGGCCTCTTTCACCCATTCGGTCAGTTTACGGACACGGCTATCGTTTTCACACAGTTCGTCGTCATCGAGGTCATCGATAACGATATAATCCGGTCGTCGGTTCCGGTAACGGAGACCACGTGGCGACTGGCCACGGCCACGAGCGAAGAAGGCCACGCCGTCGGAAGTTACAAACTCCCCGTCCTGCCAGTTTCCGGCATTATATTTAGTTCCGAAGTCGTGGATATATCGTTTGTTGTATTGCAGTTCTGCCTGAATGTCGCCAAGCAAGGTGCAGGCGGCATCTTCCGATTTACCGACCAGTACCATGACGTTAATTTCCCGCCGTTTCTGTGCCATGAGCCACATCGGGGTTATGACGTCCATGTGGGTGGATTTAGCCTGCCCACGTGCCCATTCGAAAACAGCCTTTAACGAGCGTTTCCGGAGAATCTTTTCGGCTGCTTCGATATGGTGTTTTGCCGAGGGAATAACCTTACCTGTTTCGCTATCCGTACAATAATGCGGAAAGTAATATTCCACAAAACGGGCGTAACCCTTCCGGGTGCGGCTGATACGTTCCATCTGTTCGGCCTTTGTTTCTGCCGTATTGACGGTGGAGAAGTTCTGGATGGTCTCGCAAAGCTGCTTCCACCTTTTCAAGGCTTCTTTCTGTCCTTTTGCCTGTATTGCCATATACATTATATATTATAGCCCCGGATTTTCAGCCGATACCTGCTCGGCGATAAATATGTCCTGGTAACGGTTGGTCATTTTCAGGAAATCCACCGTCAGTTCCTTGTCTATTTGAGTGCGAGCCACCAGCCAGTTGTTATAAGAAGTGAGTACCTCGATAATGGTCGTGGCGTTGGTACGTTTGTCTATCTTCTCGATACTGGCCGCCAGTTTCGCCATTTCGTCGGCGGACATATCCCCACTTTCCAGCCTTTCGTCGGCTTTCTTCATGATTTTTGCGACCAGTTCTTTTCGGGTGATGGATTTGGCTGTACGCAAGGCGTCCCAACCGCCGTCGCTTACCCACTTGTTAATGGTTACGCGGCTGACGCCGACCTTTTCGGCTACCAGCTTTTGCGTATCTCCGTTCAGATAATAAAGCCGGGCCAGTTCCTTTGTCTTTTCAAGTTCCTTTTTTGAAGCCATAAAAATTAATTTGCTTTTCGGCAAAATTGTAAAGGAAAACGCCGCCCGGCAACAAAGTGTGTAACGCTTACATAGAAGTGTGTAACCGTTACATACATCTATGTAAGCGTTACACACTTTTTTTGTCCACCCTTTTTATACCTATATGTTTGCAGCGTATCAACGAAAACGAAATGGGAAAACGAATTGTAATCAGCGACGAATCGGTCAACTGCTACGGCACGTGGATCAGCACGGCGGGAATGGATATTTCCCAATACGAGAAAAACCCGGTGCTGCTCTGGATGCACTGGCGCGGCGTGATTATCGGCTGTATAAAGAATATAAAGAAAGAAGGCGACCGGGTGACCGGCGAGCCTTGGTTCGATGAAGTACGCGAGGAATCCAAACAGGCGAAGGCACAATGGGAAAAGGGCACGCTCCGCATGGCGAGTGCCAACATCGACGTGATCGAGGTCAGCGACGCCCCGGAACACGTCAAACCGGGCCAATACCGCGCGACCATTACCAAAAGCAAGCTGACCGAAGTTAGCATGGTGGATATAGGCGGCAACGACAACGCCCTGCCGCTGATGCTTTCTTTCGAAGGCAAGGAATTGAAACTGGCGGCCGGAGAGGAATCCGAAAGCCTCCCGCTGCTTATTAATAACACTCAAAAATCAGACGAAAAAATGGATTTTAAAGCGATCGCCCTGAAACTGGGCCTGCCGGAAACGGCAACGGAAAATGAAATCCTTTCCACGATCGAGGTGCTGTTGGGCTATAAAACGGCCAACGAGCAACTGAGAAAGGAAAAGGAAGAAATGCAATTGGCCGGTATCACCGCCGCCGTTGATAGTGCCATTAGCGAACGACGTATCACGGCCGAAAAGAAGAACCATTTTGTCGAGCTCGGCAAAAAGGTAGGTCTTGAATCTCTGAAACTGACCTTCGAAGCCATGACACCGGCGCAGAAGCCAACCGACGTGATCCGGCTTTCGGGCGGAAACTCCGCTTCCGGCGAATGGAAGAAACTTTCAGACGTCCCGGCCGACAAAATCATGGAACTGAGAACAAACGACAAACCTACCTATATGAAGCTCTATAAAGCGGAATATGGTGTGGAATGTCCCAATTACTAATCAATCAAACAAATCAAAAACAAATGAAAGCAAAAGGAATCAAACAAGTTACAGCCCTGCTGTTTAATGCGGTAATGGGCGTTATGATTGCCGCCGTGATGGGTGTTCCGGCGATGGCCGGGGCCGCTACCGCTGTCGGCGTATCATTGGCGGCCGGTCCTTTCCTGCCTTCCGGCGCACTTTGCGAAGGGGTGCTGACCGAGGTGTGGACCGGCGAATTAATCAAGACCCTTCGCGCCGGGGACGTGGCAACCTTCCTTGACGGGCTGCCCGATTATTCACAGTATGCTGAAAACGACGTGATCCACATGATCGATGTCGGCGGTGATCCGGAAGTGTTGGTTAATAACACGACCTATCCGCTGACGGTACAGGAAATCACCGATACCGACGCGGTATTCTCGCTGGATAAGTTCCAGACCAAACCGACCCCGGTAACGGACGATGAACTGTATGCTTCTTCTTACGACAAGATGTCGAGCCTGAAAGAACGTCATGCTGATGCCATTAAGGAAAAGAAATTCGCTAAATCTATCCACGCGCTGGCTCCGGACAGCAACGGAGCTAAAACCCCGGTATTAAAGACTACCGGCGAAATCGTAGGCGGTGGAACCAGTGGGCGCAGACGTTTACAGGCCTCGGATATTATCGCCTTGAAGGATCAGTTCGACAAGCTGAAAATCCCCGTACAAGGCCGTCGCCTGGTATTGTGCAGCGATCACGTAAACGATCTGCTTCTGACCGACCAGAAGTTCAAAGACCAGTATTACAACTACACGACCGGCAAGATCTCCAACCTATACAGCTTCGAAGTGTACGAATACTGCGAGAACCCGGTTTATAAAACGGATGGAACGAAAGTCAAGTTCGGAACCACTGCCGGAGAGAACGAATACCAGGCATCCGTTGCCTTCTACACTAAGCGTGTATTCAAGGCTTCGGGAAGCACCAAGATGTATTATTCGGAAGCCAAGACCGACCCGCTGAACCAGCGAAGCCTCGTAAACTTCCGCCATTACTTTATCGTGCTTCCGAAGAAGAAAGACGCGATGGCGGCCATTATGTCGGAATATGTAGCGGCGGTAGGAGGTTGATAAATGGCACCACGAGGAATCAGAAATAATAATCCCGGTAACATCCGTAATTCGGATGCTACCGACTGGAAAGGTGAAGTCCCGGCCGGGGCAAAGAAGGACAATTCCTTCGAAGAGTTCAAGGATATGCCGCATGGCTACCGCGCCCTGATCAGGCTGTTGCAGAACTATCGCCGGAAACACGGTTTACAAACCATATCCGACTTTATCAGCCGTTGGGCACCGCGAACCGAGAACAACACGTCGGGCTACATCACCCGCGTATGCCGGGAAATGCAAGTACCGACCACCTTTGTTCCGGACGTGGACGACAAAGGGACGATGTGTGCCTTTGCCGCGGCGATAAGCCAGGTTGAAAACGGTATTCCGGCGGTCATGGCCGACGTGGAAGCCGGTTGGGAATTGTTGAACGAATAAAACCTTGTGAAATCAGGATGGAAACTTCCGAAATCATTTCATTACTGTTCGGTGTCGTGTCTGCACCGGTTGGATTATGGATTCAGAGTTTGCTGCTTCGTAAGAAATACAACGCGGAAATCGAATCACTTCGGGCACAGGTAGAGGCTTCCAAGACGGACACACGGGGCGACGAACTGGAGAACGTGAAAAACGGGATGTCCATCCTGATGGAACAGGTCGTCGAACCATTAAAGAAAGAAATCAATGCGGTGCGCAAAGAACTGGCCCGGCTTCGGCGGGCTGTTGAAAAAGTCAATAATTGCCCTCATGTCGCTGCTTGCCCTGTGCGCCTTGAACTGTTGCAGCACGCCGAAGAATGCGAAGGGCACGCCCGCGAGCCTACCCGGTAATCTCGTTACCGAACGGCTGGTTCCGGTCTATCTGCCTCCGGATTCGGCCCTGCTGACCGCCCTGTTCGAGTGCGACAGCAATAACCGGGTTATCCTGAAAGCCTACGACGAACTGAAATCAGCGGGCATGAACAGCCACCTGACGTTCGAGGACGGACGGCTGGATTACGACCTGGAAGCCGTACACGATACGGTTTATCTACCGGCTAAAGATTCCATCATTTATGTGCCCCAACCCGTCGAGGTGATAAAAGAGGTGAACCGCCTTACCTGGTGGCAGGAAACATGGATGTGGATCGGGAAAATATCGCTTTCTCTCCTGGCCCTCCTGCTGGGTTTGAAAGGTGTTCGAAAACTATTAAAACACAATTAATATGAGTTTACCAAATGTAAATATAACGCTGGGTAATGGCAATATCGGGACTGTAACCCTTTCGGACGACGGTATTGCCGGGCTGATCCTGACCGGTACGGCGGTTCCTTCCACCTTGGAACTGAACAAAGTCTATGTGATTGCTTCTACCAGTGATTTGAAAAAATTGGGGCTGACGGCGGAAAACAACCCGTTGGCCTATAAAGAGGTGTTAGGCTTTTATGAATCGGCCGGTGATGGCGCGGAACTGCATCTGCTGGTTGTTGACGCGGCAAAGACGCTGACCGAAATCTGTTCGATGGAAGCCGGATCCCCGTTAAAAACGCTGATCGATTCGGCAGCCGGACGTATCCGCCTGGTAGGTATCAACCGCAATCCGGAAGCCGAATACGAACCGACCGTTACAAGCGGTATTGACCAAGATGTGGTAACGGCCGTAACAGCAGCCCAACAGGTCGTGGAATCCTATTTGAAACAGATTGCCCCGTTTGTGGCCTTGCTTCCGGCTCTTGCCTGGAACGGTACGACCGACAGTCTGTATCAGCCACGCGAGGGGAGCCAGGACAGTGTTTCCGTTGTGATGGCTTCCGACGGGAAATATGGAGCGAGTGAATATTATTCAGCAGCTATCGGAAGAGTATTGGGGCGTCTTGCCACTTGTGCTGTAAATATCTCGTTGGCCCGTGTCCGTGACGGTAGTCTGGTGGCCGACGGTTATCTGACAAATGGAAAGAAACCGGAGGAAAGTTACAGCCTTTGGAATGCCCTGCACGACGCCGGTTATATCTTTTACCGTACTTATATCGGAAAGAATGGTTATTATCTGAACGACGACCCGACGGCAGTCGCCACGACCAACGATTACCACCGGCTGAGCCTTACACGAGTTATTCAGAAAGCATTGGTGATTTGTTACAAGACTTATATAGAAGAAATACTGGATAGTGTGGCCGTCGATCCGGAAACCGGCAAGTTGCCGCAGCCCGTATGTAAGTATTACGAACAGATGTTGATCCGTGCCGTGAATACGAATATGGAAGGCGAGATCTCCGGGTTCACCGCCTACATAGACCCTAACCAGGATTTGATTTCAACGAACGTGCTGAAAGTGCAGGCGAAGGTCGTACCTACCGCCCTGCTCAAAGAAATCAATGTGGATCTGTCATTTAATAACCCCTTTAATAAAACAAGTGAGTAATAGCAAGTTTTAATTCAAAAGAATATTCCTGGATTGATGTTAACGTGGTGTTGCTCGGTAAACCTGTTGCCGGGTTGCGGGCCATCGAATATAAATCCAAGCGAGCAAAAGAAGCCCTATATGCCACCGGCAAAAAAGCTCGTGGCATACAGATGGGCCGGAAAGAGTACGAAGGAACGATTACCGTCTTACAGTCTGAACTGGTCGCCATGCAAGCGGCGGCAAAAGCCAAAGGGTACGACGATGTAACCGACCTGGAATTTGACATCATCGTTTCCTATATCTCGGAAACGGGTGTTGTGCAGACCGACAAAGTGGTCAACGCTTCTATTACGGAAGCCCCCAACAGCATCAAGGAAGGCGACTTGTATTCGGAACACGCGCTGCCATTTATCGCCTGCGATGTGGAATATAATGTGGTATAATATTAAATGTATAAAGCTATGAACGAAAAAGAAAACAACAAAACAATTACTCCCGAACAAATCGAATCCTGGAAAAAGAAATGGGGCGATGTGTTCTGCGTTACCGTCGGCGACAAGGTAGCCTATTTGAAACGCCCCAGCCGCCAGGCACTCAGCGCGGCTGCCGTGGTCGGCAAGAACGATCCGATGAAGTATAACGAAATCCTGCTCGGCAACTGCTGGCTGGCGGGCGACGAGGAAATCAAGACGGACGACGCCCTGTTCCTTGGTGTATCTACTAAACTCGGCGAATTGGTGGAAGTGAAGGAAGCCGAGCTAAAAAAGTTATAAGCCGGACGGGTATCGCCGACAGGCCCGGCTGGTTGCTGCTTGCGGACAGCCTGATCCGGGCCTACCTGCATATCGACCCGGCAACGCTCGGCGACGAAGAATGGGGTTTGCAGGTCGTTTTGGCTGAATGGGTGAAATACGATTTTATTAAAAGCATGGGTGATTTATGGCAAACAAGATAGAATACATCTTTTCGCTCCGTGATCAGATCAGCGCGAAACTGGCGGGGATAACGGCCACCTCGGAAAAAGCGAGGTCGGCCCTTTCCGGCGTGCAGGAGAAAGTCCGGTCGGCGGAAGACGTGTTCCAGGAGACGGGAAAGACCATCGGTTCGCTGAAAGCCCGGATCGACGCCTTGCAAGCCGAGAAAGAATGGATCCCGGCCGACAATCTTCCGGCCATTAAGGAATACAACCGGGAAATCGCCCGGCTTACCGGGGAATTGAACCAACTCGAAACGGCGGCCGGTGGCGGCAAGTTCCGTAAATGGGCGTCGGAAGCCTTCGACGCGATACCGGGCGCAAGCCTCCTGAAAAATCCGCTGGTTACGGGAATGACCGCCGCCACCCTTGCCGGGAGTGCCGGTATGACCTTCGACGAAAACATGGCGAAGGTGAACATTACCGCCCAGCTTGACGAAACCGGGCTGGAGGATCTGAAGAAACGGTTGAAACAAATCGCGGCGGACAACAAGACGGACGTACAGGTCGTCCCAGTCGGATTCGAGGCGATCAACTCGCAGGTGAACGACGTCGAATTATCCCTTTCGATACTGGACGCCGCCCTGAAAGGCAGCAAGGCTGGATTTACCGACCTGGACACCGTGTCGGCTGCGTTGGCCCAGACGCTTTCCATCGTGGGCAAGGAGAACACGACGGCACAGGAAGTCTTGGATACCTTCTTTGCTGCAAAGCGTGTCGGGGCCGGAGAATTTGCCGACTTCGCCCGGTATATGCCGAACCTGATTGCCGGAGCTGATAACTTAGGTATCGCTTATAAGGAAGTCGCCGGAACTTTCGCCTATATGACCGGCAAAGGCCAGTCGGCCGAACGAGCCGCCACGCTGATGGAAAACGCCTTCTCGGTATTGGGCCGGGTGGATGTACGCAAGAAGATGGAAGCCGCCGGGGTGGACGTGTTCGACGATACGGGCAAGATCCGGAGCATCGTCGATATATTCACCGACCTTCAAAACGTATTGGGCGGATTAAATGACGAACAGAAATCCTCCTTGCTCGAACAGTTCGGACTGGTGGATAAGGAAGCCAAATCCGCCTTCTCCGTCCTGATGTCCGACACGGAGAAACTGCGGGAATCCATGTACGATGTGGCGAACTCCACCGGCGAAACCACTGCCGCGCTCGGTTATTCCCGGAATGCCATGCAACAGGCGACCGAAGTGTGGAACCAGTTTAAGAATATCGGTTTGCAAGTCGGCGAAATCATGTTGCCGGTGATCAGCGCGGGACTGACCGTTGCCGGAGGCGTATTGGACGGCGTTTCGGTCGTGATGGATGCCGTTATCGGTTTCTTCTCCGGCTGGTACACGTTGATCCAGGAAGGCAATCCGGTTGTTATCGGGCTGACTACTACACTCGGAATCCTGACGGCGGCAATGGCCGTAAACTATGCCTGGACCCAGCGGGCGATCCTAATCGGCGGGTTGAAAAAGGCGATGGATATTGCCCAGACGGTAGCCACCGGCGGATTGACCGCGGCACAATGGGCACTCAACGCGGCGTTTTATGCTTCGCCGCTGGGTATCATAGCCGCCGGTATCGGTGTCGTGGTCGGTATCGTTACGCTATGTTGGCAGAAATTCGAGGGTTTCCGTATGGTCGTGCTCGGCGTTTGGGAAGTGATAAAAGAGTTTGGCCGGACGCTGTTCGACAGTATCGTTACCCCGTTCCAGAAGATCCTTTCCGGTATCGGCAGCGTGGGTACGGCGATCGTGCAGTTGGTGAAGGGGAATTTCTCCGAAGCGGCCGACGCTGCTAAACAGGGGTTCAAAGAGATTGGCGAGGGCGTGCTGGAGGCTAACCCCGTATCGGTCGCCTACAATACCTTCCGGAACGGCAACTATTCCGCCGCCTGGGAAAAAGGGAAACAGGCCGGCCGGGACAGTTGGGCGGCGTCGCAAGCGGAGAAAACGACACCGGCAGCGGAGCAACCCGCCGTCACCAACCCGTTACAACCGACTTCCACCCCGATGGCAAGCCTGAACTTCGACAAGCTGCTGGCATCACTGGAGACCGGGAAGAAAACGGGCGTTTCCAGAAGCGGCAAAAGCAAAGTGCTCGACCTGAACGACACGCCGGGCAACCTCAGCGAATCGTCCGCCTATTCCGCCATTACCCGGAAGATGAAACCCCGTGAAGTGTCATTGCTTCCGGAGTCCATGCGCAAGGTGGCGGCTACGGTGGCGGTTCCGCTGGCAATGGCGGCAAGCCCGGCCACGGCAGGTGAAATTCCGGTCCCGAATATCTCCGACGCCTACAATGTGGAGAATATCCGGGAAACGAACAACACGTTCACCGCCGATAACAGCCGGACGTATAACAACTCCGGCCGGACGTACCAGATTGGCAAGGTATGCGACGAAGTGGTGATCCACGTCGCCAATACCGACCAGAAAGGCAGTGAAACGATACGTCGGGAGATTATGAACATTTTAGAGGAATTGGGAGAAGGATAGCGTATGGCAACGAAATACACAGTAAAAGAAGTAGCCCAAACGTTCAAACGGGTAAGCCAGTTCAACCTGGGCGATATGCTGCTGAACGTGATCGGCTACAAGGGCCTGCCTTATCCGGGCGGCTTCATCCCCGACGCACCGGGCAAATACAAGGCGGACGGCTACGAATACCCCGGCGAACAGGCATCGGAAAAGACCAGTTCCGACTTCGGCTCCACGCTCCGGAAGAAAGATGCGCAGGGTCGCTGGTATTTTATGCCGATCGTGCTGGAGCATAAAGGGACGGAATACGAGATCCCGAACGCCGTCATTTCCATTCGTGGAAAGAAAAGTATCGTGGAAACGGCGATGGTCGGCCGCAAGGGTACGGTCAAGGAACTGAAATGACG